CAGCAACTCCCTCACCTTTTCTATTTTTCTTATAGTCCTTCTCAAATAATTCAGCCAGTCCTCTAGTAAAGGTGGCAATGTGTTGTGGGAAGTTAGTGATGAAACCCGTCAGAGCATCTTTTGCTTCTCCTAGTTTATCCTTGGTATCCTTTACATCTTCTGGTTTGAGGGAATCTTTCCCACCAAATCCTAATTTTTTGTACATCAATTCTAGGGCACTGAAGATTGCCACAAAGAATTTCTTAATACCATTCAAGAAACTACCCAGTTGATCAATTAGAGTTTTTGCTCTCTTGATAAAATCTTCTACTGCTTTTTTAATTTTGGGCAGTGCTTTCAACATCCAACCAAGCAATACAACTGAGAAGAATGTAATAACAGAACCAAGAGCACCAATACCTGGAATACCAAAAGCTAATTCTGGTCTCTTAAAAACATTACTAGTGGTTGCTTTTAATTTTTTACCTAGATTTCTCTTCTGCTCGTTTGATTTTTCTTTTTCATTTTTGGATCTAGTCTCTTGAAGTCTTTTATTTGCTAATTCTGTTTTTGTTTTTAGTCTTTGATTAGTTGTTTTACTCTTAAGTATTGTTTTACGAACTGCCATGACATTCTTTCTCATGGAGAGAATGCCAGAAGATATTCCAGTAAAAGTTTTTGGATCAAGCATCAACATGTTATGCTACCCCCAAGAGAGTATATGTTTTCTTGGCATAACTAATGAATGGATTTGAAGAATCAAATGGAGCAATTCCAACTCCATCAACTGGAAGTTCATTTGGTTTGCCATCATCTATATTTTCAATTGCTGGATTGACACTGATATTGATGTCAAATTCTGATATAGTTTCAGCAAGAGCATCAGTAAATCCTTCTATCTTACTATTAACAGCCTCAAATCCCTGTTTGACGGGTTCTACAAATTCATTTATTTGACCACCAACATATCTACTTGCCCTACGCATCTGGTGAGCAAGTTCAGATCCCTCTAGAAGTTTTGATTCAAGACCATCAGCACTGGTAATATTATAATCTCTCTTCAGTAATTGTTTTAAGGCATCACTGGAATTGATGTATGTTTTTCTCAGTTGTGTTTTTGCTAGTTCATACTCTTGGGTGGCACTATTCACTGCTTCTAGTTTTTCTTCTTGCCGAGTACCCATACCAGACATCATACCACCAGCTGTGGCTCCACCACCAGTATAAGATAAATTATTCTCATATGAGAACTTTGCTTGATCTAATTGTCTTTTCTTTTCATATAACTTACCAAATCTTTCTGCTAATCTATTTGTCTCTAAAAGAGCAATCAATTGTTGTTTATTATCACCATCCATTCCCTGAAGAACCTTACCCTGCTTCAACAACTCAGCAGTTATTTCCATCTTACCAGTCTTTTGTCCAGTCTGGTCAAAGGTTCTCAATTTATCAAATTTACCACCTTCTTCAAATCCACCAAGTTGTAGTAAATCTTTTCTAGCAAAATACTGATCTCCCACCTTTACAAGATCTAATTTACCACCAATTGATTCTCCTGATGATGGTAATCCCTGAACAAACTTATTAAAGTCCTCTCTTTGACCACCAGATTCAAGAGTTGTTCTAATTCTACTCTTTGCCTTAATTCCTGGTGATATAGCATCTGCAGCAAAACTATATGCCTCAACACCAAGACCTACTGCTGCCGCTGCCAGGAGTGCTTTGAATGCCAAAGGATTAAGTAAAGCAGCAATGGCAGTTGTGGCAACCTTGACCATTGTGCCAATCAGACCAATAATAACTGGTATACCACCACTAAGAGCCAGCATCACTCCACCAGCAATGGTCAGGAATGACAGTATCTTTGGTAGTGCTTCTTTTATCTGTTTCTTCTTAACTTCTTTCTCTTTCTTAAACCAAGCAACTACACCCTTTGAGAACCATCCAACAAAGGTTACTGTAAAGAACAATAAGAATGGTTTGACGAATGACATCAAACCTCTTGTTATCTTTTTGGCAGGTTCTGCTAATGTCTTTTTAAGAGCATCACCTACTCCCTTACCACCCGCATTTTCTAAATCTTTTTCTGTTGCTTGTTTTTTGAGATTTTCTGCCTGTCTTATCTTATCTTCTTGCTGTGTTCTCTGAGCAGTAACTTTTTCCCTCGATTGTTGCTGAAGGAGTTTATTAATAGAGACTAAGTTTTTATTAATAGCATTGACACTCTTCAAAAGATTAGAAGTATCTTTGGGGGAAATACGACGCATTCCTCCTGCTCTGACTGTGCCAGGAGTTCCAGAGTCTCTATCCCCTAAAAAAGATCTTCTACTAATCGCCATTATGATATACCGTTAGCTTGTTGTTGCTTTAATTTCTCATCCTCAAGGAATTGTTGAAGCAGTGTCAAATAAATCTCCCTCTCCCAAGGGATCATCTCTTCAAGCTCCGTCAAGCTATATTTATGGTGTTGCATCAAGGCAAAGTTGATTTTATAGTATGACTCAAGATTTTCATGAGCCATACTTAGTTGAAAAAATTTGCTAACCCTTCAAGAACAACTTCATTGTCAGCACCAGTCTTTGGATTTTTGAATTTAACTGTATGAGATAGTTTCGGCATCGTAGTGAAGAACTTTTCCAACTCTTTGAACTGAGTAGCACCCAGATTCTCCACAAACTCTACCATTTCCTTTTCAGTATGGTCACTGGCAGCCCATGATTCTTCTTCAGTGTAAATCTGTTCTACACACTTAGCAATCAAATCAAAGGACTGTTCAATTTGTCCTAGACCGTCATCAGTAAAGTTTTCCTGAACGAATTCATTCAGAGATGGATACCTCATCTTCAATCCATAAGTATCATCTAGTTTGATGATATTAGTATGTTCTGGATCTTTTTGAACCTTAATATCACTGAGGGCAATTTTGACGGGAACTCTTGTCTCACCATCATCGGGACAGGTCAGCAATACTTCTACAGTTTCACCGACTGACTTCCCTCTCACATTCAAGAACAGATATTCAATATCAAATGTAGAAAGTTTCTCAATCTTGATACCTCTAGTGACAATACAGTTAGCAAGCACCTGTTTCATGGCTCTTGCTATTTCTTCCATATTCTCACTTTCCATGGCAATGATGAGAATCTTCTCTTCTTTTACAAGGAAAGGTCTATATTTAATTTTTCTGCCAGAGGATGGCAAAGTCAACTCATATGTCGGAGCATTAATCTTAGGTAATGGCATAATAAGTTATTCAGTGTAATTATTTATTCGGCAGGATTGGAGGTCTGTACTTGAGAGAAGGCATCCTTGAGTGCTTTTGAGTAACTATCAACGGCACCAAATACATATCTCTCATAAGCAAATCTTACTGTGACTTCTAATACTCTAGAAGCATCATACGAAATTTGAGTAGAATTGATATTGACAGGGAAGGCATTCATAAAATTGTATTCAATTCTATTTTGGTAATCTCTATCAAATTTTAAAATTCTAATCCTTTCACACTTGTAATGTTCTGGATACTGTGCTCTATAATAGTAGTTCTTCTGATCGAAGTCAAGTCCATCGACAGAGTTTGATCCACTCAGGATAAACTCTTGCCATAGTTCAAAGAACTTTTGAACCTTGTATTCATAGTCAACATAGAATCTGAGATCAAACTGTGGGAACTGCCTTCTATAAGCAAAATTCTGTGTCACTCCTGGAAACTGATTAGGAGCATCGAATGTCTGTATCTGTGTTCCTGGCAATACTGCCGATCTACAATACTCACCAAGTTCTCTGCGTATGAAAGAAGAACCAACACCCCTTTGAGAGAGATAAGAACTTAGTCGTGATAATCTATCAATTCCTCTAAACTCTACCTTGTAGTGAGAGGTTTGAGCTACACGACTAAAGTTAGAAATAAAGTCATCAGTTGTCCTTGGAGTCAGTTTCTCTCTGAATGACACAATAAATACCTCTGGATTAAATAGTCTTAGTATGTCCTATAGTGGAAGATATCAACCTACCAATATTAAAAAATATAAGGGAGACCATCGTAACATTATTTATCGTAGTTTATGGGAACGTAAGTTCATGGTCTACTGTGACCTGAATGAGAATATTTTAGAATGGGGAAGTGAAGAGATGGTTATACCATATAAATCCCCAGTTGATAATAGATGGCACAGATACTTTCCAGACTTTTTCATCAAATATCGTGACAATAAGGGACAGATTAGGAGGTCTGTAATTGAGATAAAACCCAAAAGGTTTTGTGAATCTCCCAAACCACAGAAGAAACAGACCAGAAAATACATCTATGAAGTCACCGAGTATGCCAAGAACATGGCAAAGTGGGAGGCGGCAAAAGAGTATTGTGAAGATCGTCGATATGAGTTCAGAGTTCTAACCGAAGATGAATTAAGAGTATGAATAGAATTCAACAGTATGAAGATACTTTTAGTGGATTAGAAAAGAATGATGATATCATGCTTGCACTCCTGGAAATCCTGGATGTCAAATCACTAATCCCAGAACCAGGTAAATTTTATACTTTCGTTTATAATCCCAAAACACCCAATGTTGAATATGATGAGTTTCCTCTCATTGCATGTATGGAACTCACATCTTGGGGGTGGAAGGGATTTAATTTTCACTGGAATAAAATGAGAAACTATACCTTTCCAGAGGTAGTTGGTGAACTACATGAGATATATCCTGGTGAACTAGAAAGTGCCAGAGCACTAGGATATGGAAGTTTCAAGATAAATAGCTAAAAAAGATAATGGCATTGTCCACTAAACTAGTTCCAAAGTTAAGATATCCGTTAGAGATGATAACGGATAAAACTGACTATATGTTAATTCAGGTAATTAAATATACACCACCTGGAGTTGGATTACAAGGTGCTGATCAATTCCTAGCTTCAACTAGTGGAGTAAGATTCGAAGGGAGAGTTGAAAACTCTGATGCTAAGATAAGAAAAACATCAAAACAAAATACATTGGCATATATTCAGATGCCGATGCCACAGGCAATTGGAGATAATAATAAAGCTGGTTGGTCACGAGGAGACTTAAGCACTCTAGCAGCTGCTGCTGGATCTTTAGTTCAGTCCTTGATGTCAAACCCATCTCAGACTCTGAATCCAATGACAGCACTCACTGAGGGAATCAATACCTTAAGACAAGCTGGTAGAGGTTTAATGGGTCAGGCAGGGGGAATGGTTAATCTGGGTGGTGATCTTTTAACTGCCTTTGCTATCAACCTTATTCCTGGTTCTAATGTCGGCATTAATGATTTCCTGGCAAGACAAAGAGGTGTGGTAGTCAACCCCAATGCTGAGTTTTTATTCAGAGGTCCATCCTTAAGAGAATTTGCTTTTCAATATACTTTTGTTCCCAGAGATCAACAAGAAGCAAATCAGATAAAGGAAATCATAAGGACATTCAAAAAGCATATGGCACCAAAGAAAAACACACAAGCTTTTGGTGGCAATAATCTTTTTGGTGGATTCTTGAGCACTCCAGATGTTTTCAAACTTACATACAAATCTGGAACGGATGATCATAGATTCTTGAATAAATTCAAAATCTGTGCTTTAACAGGTATGGAGGTCAACTACACACCTATGAATTCATATGCTTCATATGATGATGGTACACCTGTTGCCATGACAATGGTTCTTCGATTCGGTGAGTTGACACCAATTTATGCTGAAGATTATGATTCTGAGTTTGCCCAAGGAGGTGTTGGTTTCTAATGTCTTATTTCAGATCTTTACCAAATATCGAATATCTTTCACCGTTTAATGATAGTCCTACGGTGAATGCTTATGTCACTGCGAAAAATTTGTTTCGTAGAGTTAAAATCTCTGAGTCAGCAGACATAATTAGAAGTGCTTACCTCTACGATAAGTATATCGTTCAAGAGGGAGAGAGACCAGATACAGTAGCACTCAAAGTGTATGGGAATTCTGAACTGGACTGGTTAGTTATCTTCAGTGCTAATCTGATTCATCAGAGGGCAGAATGGCCACTGACTAGCAATGAATTGTATGAATATGCCGAAAGAAAGTATGGCACTAGTCTGAATGATATACATCATTACGAAACTAGAGAGGTCAAAGATTCTGATGGAAGACTTATCCTTCCAAAAGGAAAATGGGTCGATAGTGATTTCTCAATACCTGACCCAAATAATACTGCTGCTAGGATTAGTCCTATTACATCAGTGACAAATTTTGAATATGAAACTGAATTAAATGATGAGAAGAAACAGATAGATCTTGTAAGACCAGAGTATACTCAGAAAATCGTTGAGGAAATCAAAGAATTCTTAGCATACAAACCTGATTCTTCTCAATACATTTCATCTAAACTCAAGAGAGTAGATAATATTAAGAAGAAGTCTCCTTAACTTTCTGCCAGTTTGGCAAAGTAAGAGAGAGTATCATCATCATCTGTGCTCAGATTATCCAGTTCTGACTTGAGATCAGCAGGAGCAGCAGGAGCAGAACGCTCTGCTTCAAATGCCTGTTCCTCTTCAAGGGTTTCTTGATCTTGGAACTTAGGAGTTCCACGAACACCCAGAACATAGTCCAGACGCTTCTTCAGATCATCGTAGGACTTGAACTGTTCAGGAGCAACGATCTCAGAAAGAGAGTATTCCTTCTTCCAGATTGCCTCCAATTCATCATCATCCAGATCACCCAGAGTGCCAGCACGGGCAAACTCACTGGAGTCATAGTTCCAGTAACCTGCTACCTTCTTGATCTTGATCTTGAAGTCAGCACCCTGCCAGAAGTCAAAGGGGTTGATGGGTTCTTCATCTTCAAACTCGGGTTGCATAGAAGACATGATCTTATCAAAGATCTTCTTACCGAACTTGAACAAGAATACCTTACCCTCATTCTGAGGATTAGAGGGATCCTTTACAACATAGATGTTGGCATAGTAGGAGAGTTTACGCTTCTGCTTTCGTGCTGTTTCTTTGTCAGCATCGATTCCACTATTCCACAATTGAGTGTTGTATTCGGAGACGGGATCCTTCTGACCCAGAGAGGTCAAGGAGTTCTCGATATACCAACCACCAGGACCCTGGAAGGCATGAGTGTAGATTTTTGCCCAGGGCAAGTCTTCCCCATCGGGAGCAGGAAGGAAACGGACGACAGCATAACCGTTACCTGCTTTATCGACTTCGGGCTTCCAGAGACGATCGTCTCCAGAACCACCATTGCTGTTCATTTTTTCGACTTCCTTGACCAGTTTAGAGGTCAGAGAACCGAGATTGGATTGCTTTTTGAGATTTGCGAATGACATTGGATTTGGCCTTTGTACTTTTGTATTTTAGGATGCTGAGAGGTCGTTGTCAAGTTTTTTCTTCAACTCAGTGATGGTGTTTTTCATGTTGCTGAAGAGAACACCCACATCTGTATCCTTGGCAAAACCCATTAGGACAGCAGATGCTTGAATCGACTCTTTCATTTTGACTGCCTCTGGATCACTCTCCAAAGACAACCGTGTCCACATAATCATCTGCTTTTCCAAAAGTTCGGAAAGCAGATCAAGATTTCTCATTTTTTCTTTTGGTGTAAGAAAATCAAAGTGAATCATATTGGTGTAGATCTCTTCTTGTAGACGATTAATTTCTACAATCTCAGATCTAACCATATCAGAGTTAAAAAAACTACTCACTTACAATACTCCTCAGAATCTGTTTGTGCTTGAACACATCAATATTTAGAAATGGTTCGTACTTCCTCAGTTTGAGGGAAACCGTACTCCAGATAGGGTCATCCAGACACTTATCGAACCTTTTTCTAAACGAGAATATTTTATCATAGATTATCAAAGTTTCAATGGAAATTTTTCCAGCGAGATATCTTTTTAGTAAGATTGGGTGACCCTTGGAACAATCGAAAACACTCTCTAATCCTGTTCTCGATAGTAATTCTTCCGATTGCTCTTTGAACAAGTACGTCAAACTCTGGGTCCTCTTTTGCCAACCCAGATACTGACTTTCTCCTTCTTTTATTAAACCACCAATCCATATCTTTTCGGGGGTATCAGTTGCAATAAAATTTGCTATGAAATAATTACGAATTTCATCGTCAGCTTTCTGACGTGACAACTTTTCAAACCAATACTTATCTTTTCTTTTGTTGAAAGCAGAGATAGATGCTCTCGTTCTACCACCATACTGAAAGAAGTCATACTTCTCTTTTGTGAAATGGTTCTTCAATGACAAATATGTTTGATAGCAATCAAACGGACTCACTTTTAGTCTCACTTAATCAATAGGTAAACGGGCACGGGAGGTTTGCTTCATGAAATTCAACTTGATAGCATCATACTTGATTTTTTCCTTTAGTGGTTTGGAAATAATCTTTGATACAGATTCAATTTCAATACCGTTCATCTCACAGAAATAAACGATAGCATCGATGTAATTCATATCAATCTCTGCTGATACGATCTTTTCTATTTCTATGGCAAAACTAGCAGCCGTTAGAAATTTCTGGTCTATTACTTTTTTAAGTTCAGGTTCCATATTCAGAAAGTTTATGTTCTACAAAGTTTTTAATGTACTTGACAAGTAATTTGATGTATTTCATTTTCTCATCACTGTCAATGATATATTCTACCACTTCACCGTTTTCACATGACATCAAAATTACTAGTTTCTTGACAGGAATATCTGTCATTTCATAGAACATGCAAGCATATGCTGCTGCCTGAACGAAATAGTTTTCAATCCATTCAACTGGTTTTGGTTTTTTGGAAGTCTTAAAGTCAATAACTGCTAGATCCCCATCATACTCTGCTATACAATCTACTGTTCCAGAAACACCAAGTATGGTGCTATAGAGACTATCCTCTAGGGCATGAATGTTATTAATTTTATCGAGATATGGTTTTGCCTGCTTAAACAAATACTGGGATAATGGTTGAACCGATGGCAGTTTCTCATTCTTCAGATGTGACTCACAAAGAGAGTGCATATCGGTCCCACGACTAGTGGCAGCTTTTGTAACTTTGTTGGCTTCTTGTTCACCAACTTTTCTCCTCCACTCAGCAAAGACTTGCCGATTGTAGAAACTAGTCACAGAAGTAATAGAAGGTAATTTGATTACCTCATCACCATTAGGAACCGTATAATAACGAACACCATCTATAGTCTCCCTGTTTAGTTTAGGGAGACTTAGATCAACAAAATTAAACATCAAAATCCCATTGCCAACTTTTGAATAATGTATTCTCTTACAAGACCAGAACGAACAATATCCTCAACTCCAAATTCAACGACATCAAATGATTCCATTTGTTCGATGATTTTCATGAAATCTAAGATTCCATTTCTTTCATTGGATTTTGTAAGGTCAGATTGGGTGGCGTCACCACAGAACATAATTTTAGAATTGTCACCCACTCTCGTAATTATACTATCTAATTCGTGAAAATTCAAGTTCTGGCACTCATCGACGATCAAAATAGAATCGTCAAATGTAGTTCCACGTACGAAAGATGTGCTCCAGAATGAAATAGTCTCCTGCTGCTTCAGATTACCATACAGCATCTCAAAGTCTGAGTCTGTAGGCATCTCAAACATATACTTGACCATATTCTTGTAAGGAATCTGGTAAAGAGCAGACTTATCTTCATGATCTCCAGGTAGAAATCCGATCTCTCTGGTAGAAACAAGAGATCTAACGATGTAGATTTTCTGATATGGAGTATTGTCACTGAGAACATCCCTAAGTGCATTATACAAAGCAATGAAAGTTTTGCCAGTACCAGCACATCCGTAAAGAAATGAGTTTTGTCCCTTTTCATACGAAGCAAAGAATTTTTTCTGATTCTCTGTTAAAGGTTCAACGTCAACTAGAAGATCTGAGTTGATTGGTTTTTTCCTTCTCATCTGTTTTGCTGTATAACCAGCACCAACGATGTGACTCTCAGGGGTTTTTCTCTTTCTGGGCATGTGTACTACAACTTGAGTTTTTGACGGTTTCCACCAGCTTTTTGTGCTTTTCCAAGCACTTCATTCCAACCAGGATTTTTGTTGATGAGTTTATCTCTCCACTCTCCAACTTCTCCCACACCAGGAGCAGTTGATGGGTCAGAATAGTCACGTTGCCAATCTGGGTTATCAGTTTTCCACTGATCCCATTCATGGACACTCATTATTACTTCTTTTTGTTCACCTGTTTCTTTGTGAACAACTGGATATGTTGCCATAATTGTGGTGGTTATAAAAGTATATATTAAACGTAATTTAAGTTAATATTAAATCTACCTTTCTGATCAGTACAATTCGTAGAATTGTGTTCCCAACTCCCATTGAAAATAACTGCCCGATTGGCAACACTATCTATAGTGATATCATCACTCAATCTGGTATATCCATCACATGTGTTCAAAGATATGACACAAGCACTGTGATCAAAATCATAATCTGTGTGTGAACTATGCTCTTTTAGTTCAGTCCAAGCAGGATAAAAATTTACCTTTGCTCTGATCAAAGCACGCATTGTCCCTTCACTGAGCATAGGA